ACAACTGCCGGGCCTTGTTGAACAGCGGCACGTTGACGAAGCTAGCGACACGTCTGAACTCGTTCCCCTTGTGGAGCGTGCCGTCGTCCAGTTTCCGCAAGTCGGCGATGGCCTGGAAGCGGGGCCCGTAGTAGTCCGGGTGGACCTTCATGAGCATGTCGGGGTCCAGCGCGACGTCCATCTCCGTCTCGTTCTTACCGATGAAGAACGTGCTCACGCCGGCCCGCCCTTGGTACCCGTGTCGGGAGCGCCCTTGAACACGCTCTCGTCCCCACCCATGGTCGCGGTCGGGTCCGCCAGGTCGGTGCCCGTCGCTTCGGTTCCACCAGTCGGCAGAAAGTCGGGCGTGGCGGTCTGGTAGTGCCGACGCTCGAACTCCTTGGCCTGAAAGTGGACCGTTGAGGGCTCGGGCCCCGAAGTCGAGGTGTCTTGGACCGGCTGCTTGGCGCCCGAGCTCGGGACTGGCGGTAGGTAGTCCTGCCGCATCCCGCTGGGGCCGCCCTTGAAGACTACGCCCATCATGCACCTCCCTGTTCGAGTGCCGCGGGGAGCTGGGGCGAGTGGGCCGGGCCCGCGATGGCACCCAGGTCCGGCGCCCCGCGGAACACCACCCCTTCACCGGCACTCAGGATCTCTTCCACCGTCTTCACCTGGCTGGTTCCTGGTTTGACGTCACCCATCGTTCACCTCGCTCCCGGCATTCCGGGGTAGGGGTCTCCCCCGCCACGACGGTGTGGCTCGTTTCCGTCCGGCTGGGGGGTCTCCCAGTCCTTGGCCATGAGCGCGGGGTCTGCTGGCGTCCCCGGAGGACCTGAGCCGTCCGGGTAGCCCACGAGACGGCCATCGGGCAGCTCGCCTACGCGCTTGCCGGGCAGGTTGCCCATGTCCACGTCGAAGTCCGTGATCGAACGTGCCGGAATGCCGTCGCGCGCTGGAATTGTCGTCGGGTCCCAACCCTTGGTTTGGCTGGCCAAAATCAAGCCACGGCTCTGGTTACCACTCATCGTTCACCTGCTTTCTGCTTGAGGCGGGCTGCCAGCCAGCCCCCAGGCCGCCTGGTAACTCGCCGGCTCACCCGCCTCAAGTCGTGTGCGCTGCTCTCTTGCGTTTGTCGGTCCCCGGGTCCCAGTTCCACCCGGGCTTTGCTTGTCTCAGTGGCCCCCGCGCCTCGACGCGCTTCAAGTATGCCACCGCCGCTTCGAGATGTTGAAGCGTGTCCCCGAGGATTCCCATGCCTGCGTTACATGTGTTGCAGAGCAGGCCTCGAATGTCTCCTGTTGCGTGGCAGTGGTCTATCGCAAGCCGTTCGATCCCAGCCCTCCATGCGTCGGGAGGGCCGCCACAGATCGCACAGACACCGCCCTGGTCCTGGAATAGTTCCTCGTACTGCTCGGTCGTGATGCCGTACTTCTTGAGGATGTGCCGATTGCGGAAGTAGGCCTTGTGCCTCTCCGGGTCCGCGCTGATGCGAGCCCGCTGGTACTCGACCATCTTCTCGCGGTTCTTCTGGTACCACGCCCGCTTGTAGGCCTTCCGCTTGTCCTGACTCTGGTACTTGCGGAAGTACGCCCGCTGCTTCTCCTTGTCCTTGTACGGCACCGGACCCTCCTGCTGTGCGTGATGGCGAGACATTTCGCCATCGCCACCACGCTAGCAGGTTTGTCCGGGTTTGCCAATCTGAATCTTACAGACTACCCGTTGGTAACTCCAGTAACGGCACCCCATGACGATGGGTGGTCCAGCTGGAGCGTCGCCTCGAAAAGCACGATTCCACGCGTGTGATCACCCCCCTTACCCATGGGAGTGTGTTGAGGCGGGCGGAAAAAGGCGATCTTCGCCATGGAACGGTCGCCGATGTAGTACGCGCCCGACGCGCTGTTGGTGGAGATGGGGATGAAGCGGTCGGTGATGACAGCGTAGAGCTGGTTGAACGGCGTCTCGAAGACGTCGATGTTGGCGACCAGCCGCTGGTCGGTCGCGGCGATGTTCCTGACGTTGCCCGAGCCCGAGGACACGGTGGCGTTGACGAACTGCCGCTTGCTTGCGGGCGCGAACCAGATCGAGTCGGGCTCAGCGCCGTTCTCGAACAGGGTCTGCGACAGGGTGACGATGTCCGCGGTGGTGACACCACCTGACGCGGAGCTGGAGGTGGTGATACCGAAGCCGCGGAAACCAGCCATGAGAGGGGCGTTGGTCGCCGCCTCCGCGCCGCTCGCCGATCCGGTCGAAGAGATGGCCCACAGCCGGGCTTCGCAGTCACGAGCGCAGGCCTTGAACATCTTCATCACCTGGTGCTCGTACATGTCGCTGATGCCGGCGGGGTTGGCCGCGCGCTCGCGGTCGGAGACGATGACGTGCTTGCTGAAGATCTGCGTGCCGTTGACCAGGCGGGACGGGGTGGTCAGCGAGTCGCCGGAGAAGTCTGCTCCTTCGACCACGCCTGCCGTCGCCGTCGCCGGCAACGTATCCACCGTCCAGCTATGGACGACGTCCTTGGCCCGCATCTTCGGTGCCGATGAGAACATCGGCGTCTGGAACGAGTCCAGAATGGTGACCACATCCACCAGGTCCTCGTGATGCACACCCGTCGCGTTGGGGAAGAACCCCGCATCGAAGGTGGAGACGAGGTTGGTGGGTACGCCTTGAGTACCCGGCATTTCCGTATGCCTCCCGGGTGAGCCCGAGGGTTAGAGCGTCTGCCCTACCCGCGCGAACTGTTCCCGAAGAAGAGGTCCCAGCCGAGCTTTGGAGTACGCCACCGCGTCCCGTGAGCTCCCCGTCCTCTGGAAGCGTTCGAAGGCTTCCTGGATCGCGGAGTCACCACCGGGTTCACGACGACCTTCTCCTGCGCGACTCGTTGGAATCCCGGCATCGACGCGGCCGTTGGGCACTTGCTGCGCGCCGTTGACCGTGCTGCGACGGGAATCCGCGAACTTGAGGAGGGCGTACTCCATCGCTCCGTACGGGTTGGCCGCGTACATGGCGGCGTACCCTTCCGCGAGCTGCGGATCGGAGTTGATGAACTGCGCCACATCCTGCTCGTGCCGGACGTAGTCAGGGTGCTGGGACACGATTTTTTGCCGGGCATTCGCCATGGTGTGCAGCGGTTTCAGCACACTCTCGACGCCGCGGTTCACGCGCGCGTCGATCATCTGCTCCAGCGCGTCCACGGGCACGCCGAAGTCCGTCAAGCGGTCCTCGGGGCGCGGGGCACGGCTCGGGACGTCCTGGCGAACGTTCTGCCCGCCATTGGTCAGGAACTGGCCGAGAAGTTGATCTCGCTTTTCCAGTTCGGCCTTGAGCCGCTTCGCTTCCTCCCCACTGGCGCGGTAGCCGGCAACCAAAGCTTCGGTCGTCGGATAGCCTGCCAAGTCGGGATTCAGCGGCTGGTTCTGGTTGTTGGCTTCGTCCGGCATCGTGGTCATCCCTTTCCCGCTAGCGGGGGTTCGCGCCGCCAGCTCCTGCGTCCATGTTCTGGTGGTCGAGTTCATCGAGCCGCCGATTGTGCTCCGCCGCGAAAAGTTCGTTCGGCCAGACCGCGATCATCCACTCACAAGCCCGGATCATCGCTCTCAGGTCGCCGTCCTCGGCGTCGAAGTCCTGCCCCTTGTACATCTCCGTGCGTTCTGCACGGTGCAAGACAAGGGCCTTGATTGCGTTCCGCGCTCGGTTCTCAAGCCGCGGTCGCATGACATCATTCCATCCTGCACTCGCTAGCACAAGCCGAACCTTCTGCACCTCCTCGTCGGTCAACATCCGGTCAACTCATCCCCGGGAGCGGGGCTGCGTTACCAGTCTGCATCAGGCTCCCCAAGATGTCCGGGGAGAGTTGGTCCAGTGGGGTCGTCGCCGCGCCCGCCACAGCCTGCGGGCTCAAGCCGTTGTCCATCGCCAGCTGGTTCACCATCGGCACCTTGGTCACCAGCAGTTCGTTGACGTTCTTGAAGTCGAAGAGGTCGAACGCCTGCCGCGCGAAGTTCCCCCAGTTCACGAGCTGCAAGAGCACCGGGTTGGCGGACATCATCTGCAACAGCGCCACCAAGTTCTGCTGGCGGACCGACCGCCCCATCATCTGGCTCGCCCCTACGGCTCTGGCCCGATAATCGGGCTGCAAGTCGTCATAGTCGATGACCGCCGATTGCTGCTCATAGGGGAGCCCGGTATTGGGGTTGACCGTCGCCAAGCTCCCCAAGATGCGGGTCTCGTGCGGGAGCGATAGCCACATCTGGTCCATGTGCCGGAAAGCGTTGGCCAGGGGCTCGATGAAGCCCTCTTCGGCGAGTCTTGACTCCATG